CAAATGTGATCGGTGTGGGTCAAACCCCGTTGGCACAGGATACGAATGACTGTTTCAATCAGTTAAACATGATGATGGCGCAATGGCAACGCAGGCGCTACATGGTTTACAACCTCGTAACCGTTGGATTGCAGGCGACAGGCGCATTAACCTATTCAGTCGGAACAGGCGGTGATTTCAATATCACAAGACCGGTAAAGCTCGAAAGCGCTTTTTTCCGCATGAACAAAAACACTCCGCTTCCTGTGGATTATCCTTTGGAAGTCTTGAGAGCGCAGGAAGATTACAACCGAATCTCCATTAAAAATTTAAATGCTTTCCCTCAGTATGCCTACTACAACACAGGCTTTCCGATGGGCGAGCTATATATTTGGCCAGTACCAAATAATCAATATGAAATCTTTATTTCGGTCATGGTGCAATTGGAAGCATTCCAAACCATCAACGATCAAATCGTATTGCCTCCTGAATATTTAGATGCTTTGCATTGGAATCTTGCTAGACGTATTTGCGTCATGTATGGATTGCCAATCACCCCTGAATTGACTGGATATGCTGAAGCCTCAATGCGAGCCATCGAAGAAGTCAACTCTCAGATTCCTTTATTGCATATGCCTGTTGCTTTACGTGGCAAGTCGGGCGCATACAATATTTATGGTGACTTCTACGTTGGGAGCGCAGGCTAATGGCTAAAGCTGCTCTAGTCACAGGAGCATACCAAACCAAGAGCGTCATCGCTGGTGCGCAGCGTTGCATCAATCTTTTTCTTGAAAAAAATCCCGATGCTGCGGTTTTCCCTTTTACTCATTATCCAACTCCAGGCCTTACTACTTTGGCAACTGCTGGGGTCAATGGTTGGCGCGGACTGTTTTTTGCAAGCAATAATCAACTATATGGTGTTTGCAATAGCACCGTTTATGCAATTAGTCAGAATTGGGTTTTAACTGCGCTTGGGACAATTGGATCAACTTCCGGCCCAGTTTCAATGGTGGATAACGGTGTTTATTTATTTATTGTTGATGGGACGCTAGCATCTGATACTAATGCTGGTGGATATACTGTCGAGCTTGCTGGGAATGCCTTTGCTCCGGTGGACAATTCAAGCGATGCAACTGGCGATCAAGGTGGATTTTATGGATCAAATCAAGTTAATTTTGTTGATGGATATTTAGTATTTAATCGTCCAGGCACAAACCAATGGTATATCTCGCTTGATAATCAGATTCAAATTGATCCTGTTGATTACGCATCAAAAGATGGATTTTCTGACAATTTAGTAGGAATTGGGGTTGCTCGCAGATACATTTATTTATTTGGTGAAGTAACTACAGAGGTTTGGTTTAATGCAGGAAATACTACATTCCCTTTTGAACGTTTACCTGGATCATTTATTCAGTATGGTTGCGCTGCAACAAATTCAATTGCTCAAATGGACGGAGAGATTTATTGGGTTGCAAAATCTCCACAAGGAACGGCCACAATCTGCAAAACAAGCAATTTTAATGCGCAACAAATAAGCACTTTTGCAATTGATCAGGAACTTCAAACTTATCCTACGATTTCTGATGCCATTGGATATACCTATCAATTTAATGGCCATTACTTTTATGTCGTAATTTTCCCGTCTGCAAATAAAACTTGGGTATTTGATCTTTCAAATGCTCAATGGAATGAATGGCTTTGGACTGATACTAATGGACAATTTAACCGTCATCGTGGTAATTGCTTTGCTTTCGCTTACAACACTCTTGTTGTCGGTGATTGGCAAAATGGAAAACTTTATGCCCTAGATCAGAATAATTACTCTGACTTTGGTGGCCCGATCGTTCGGACGCGCGGTTTTTATCATTCTGAAGATGACAACTCTGATCGAGTTCGATACAAGTCTTTTATTGCTGAAATGGAATCGGGAAATGGCAACAATAATGAGCCTGTAACCGTATTCCTTGAATGGTCTGATGATCGCGGTAAATCTTTTGGCAATCCTATAGGGCAAACTATGGGTGTAGAAGGTACTTATTTGACCTCTATTCAATGGATGCGCCTTGGTATGGCTAGAGATAGGGTATTTCAGCTTTCTTGGTCTGATCCTGTTAAAACTGCCCTTTCAGGGGCTTTTATTGATGCTGCTCCAAATCATCGATGAGCAATTTATCAACTAATACCCCCTATTTATCTGTACCTTTCCTAGATCAATCAGGACAGATTAGCCAACCTTGGCTCATGTTTTTGATTCAGCTTTATCAGCGTACTGGTGGAAATGACACACCTCAATTAAATTTAACTCAAGTTCAAGATCAACAGGCTTATGACAATACGTTAAATTTTGCTACTGACATCACCAATCTTCAAAGACAATTAAGCGAAATGCAAGATTATGTGTTTTCGCAAAATATTAACTTGGCATTGACCAACGGAAGCTCTATCCTATCGGGTAATGGGGCTGGTGGTTTTAGCAACGTCACTATTGGTGCAAATTTGTCATTTATCAATGGCACTTTGTCTGCAACGGGTGGTGGTGGAACTTCACCAGCTAGCTATGCTTTTGCTGCAGCTCATGGATAATTTATGATAAGACTTGACACAATAAACCGATCGCTTCAGTTATTTCTTGGTGCTGCCAAGACAACCAATAACCTTCAGATCGTTGTTTCTTATTCAGATCAAACTGCAAGCACCTATTTAGGCGCTACTCAGCTATCTAATTCAAACGGAACAACTCCAGTCACGATTTGTAATGCTCCTGCAGCATCAACAATTCGCGACATCGATATGATCACCGTATTGAATACGGATACAGTCTATCAAGTTGTCACGATTCAATATTTAGATACTGCAACAACCTATAAGATTCTTGATATACAACTGAATGTCGGTGACAAACTCACTTGGACGCATGGTAGCGCTTGGCAAGTCGTTGATAATTCAGGAAACGTAAAATACACCGTTTTAACCACAAGCGGTGTCAATAGTTTTAATGGAAGAACTGGCGCAGTCACTTTGACTAGCTCCGATGTGGATATTGCATTAGGGTTTACCCCAGCACCTCAAACAAGTGGATCATCTTTGCTTTATGGCAATGGATCAGGCGGTTTTTCCAATGTATCGATTGGATCGGGTATTTCATTTTCAGGCGGTACATTAAGCGCAACTGGATCAGGTGGTACTGTCACAAGCGTTGGCTTATCATTGCCTTCAATTTTTAGCGTTTCGGGATCTCCAATCACAGGATCGGGAACATTAACTGCAACCCTCAATTCTGAGACTGCAAATACCTTTTTTGCTGCTCCAAATGGTAGCGCAGGAACTCCAACTTTTAGAGCTTTAGTAGCTGCTGACGTACCTACGCTTAATCAAAATACAACTGGAACTGCTGCCTCCGTAACTAGCGCAACTCAATCAGCAATTACTTCAATTCCCAACCTTGCAACTATCGGAACAATCACGACAGGGGTTTGGAATGGCACTCCAGTAGCGAATTCTTACCTTGCCAATAGCTCTATAACCATTAATGGAAATGCGGTAAGCCTGGGAGGTTCTACAACGGTTACTGCAGTTAATCCTTATGCTTTAACCATAGGAACTGGGCTTTCAGGCACTTCATACAATGGCGCGAGCGCAGTCACAATCGCTTTGGCTAATAGCGGAGTAACTGCCGGCACTTATGGATCTGCTTCGGTTATTCCTGTTTTAACAGTCAATGCTCAAGGTCAAATCACTTCGATCAGCACTCAAGCAACTAATGCCCCAAGCTATCAAGGCACTTGGAATGCATCGACAAATAGCCCGACTTTGACCTCAAGCGTTGGAACTCAGGGCTATTACTACATTGTTTCGGTGGCAGGCACAACCAATCTTGATGGGAATGCATTATGGTCTGTCGGTGATTGGGCTATTTTTGGCAATGGAAAATGGGAAAGAATCGCTGGATCAACAAGCGAATCATTCACAAGTTTAACCACAACCAATTTGGCGGTTACTGGCTTAACTGGATATATGTATGCTAACGGTAGTGGAAACGTAACTGCTTCCACAACCATTCCAACAAGCGCATTAAGTGGCACGATTAGCAATGCTCAGCTTGCTAATAGCACGATTTCAGGAATATCTCTTGGTGGCAATTTATACAATTTAACTGCTGGCACAAACATCACTTTTAGTTCGGGATCTACCTATAATGGATCTGCTGCTATTACTATTAATGCTGCATCGACAATGGTATATCCAGGCGCGGGAATACCAAATAGCACCGGTACGTCATGGGGAACAAGTTATTCAACAACTGGATCAGGATCTGTTGTTGCTTTGGCAAATTCGCCAACATTGATTACTCCAATATTAGGCACTCCACAATCAGGCAATTTCAGTACCGGAACTTTTACTTGGCCAACCTTTAATCAAAATACGACTGGCAATGCTGCAACTGCTACAAGTTTGGCTGGTGGATCTCAATATTCATTGCCATATCAAAGCGCAATAGGAACAACATCATTCTTATCTGCAGGCACGTCAGGGTCTTTATTAATGACTTTGGGTTCAGTAGCTGCTCCTATTTGGGTAGCAACTAGCTCATTGACTGTTAATGCTGCAACCAATGTGGCTAATGGCGCTGCTAATGAAATTGTTTACAACACAGGATCAGGCGCGACTAGCTTTATTACTGCTCCTTCATCTGCAAGCACTTATCTTGGATGGAATGGATCTGCCTTTGTTTGGGGAACTCCTAGCGGCACAGGAACAGTCACAAGCGTTGCTCTTTCTTTGCCAAGCATTTTTACAGTTTCAGGAAGTCCTGTAACTTCAAGCGGTACATTAACTGGTTCTCTTGCAACTCAATCAGCAAACTTAGTATTTGCTGGGCCATCTAGCGGATCTGCTGCTGCTCCTACTTTTAGATCATTGGTTGCTGCCGATATTCCAGCTCTTTCTTATGCTCCTACTACTGGATCAACAAGCATTACAACGCTTGGCACAATTACTACTGGTACTTGGAATGGATCTACTATTGGAGTTGCTTATGGTGGTACAGGATTAACTAGTCTTACTACTGGTTATATTCCTTATGGTAACGGAACAAGCGCATTTAGCTCAAGTTCAACATTTACTTATAACGGAACAACTTTATCTGCTGGTAATTTTGTCCCATCAAGTTCATCAATAGCATCTAATGGATTGTTTTTACCAGCATCTAATACCATTGGATTTAGCACAAATTCAACAGAACGAGCAAGATTTGATTCTAGTGGGAATTTATTAATTGGAACTACAACTCAATCAAATAGTAGCTTATTAACTGTAAATGGCACTGGAATTACAAAGAATTATGCTGGTTCTGGCAATACAACAATAAATACTGTTGCATATAACGCAGGCCTTGGTGGAGCATTATGTTTTATTAGAGGATTTGACGGAAGCACAGGAAATTCTTACGCGAAACTATATATTGTAAATATTCAAATTAGCGGAGGAGCAGGAGGTGTTTCTGCAACTTTAGTATCAAGCTCAGGAAGCGCAACTGCAACATTTGCCTTTGGTTCGTCTAGCGGTCTTGTAACAATAACTGCAACTTTGACCAATGGCGGTGGATGGAATGCAAGTTATTTCGGTTTATAAGGATAAATAAATGTCTAATACATATAATTGGATAATTGAATCTTTGGATTGCATACCATCAATTGATAATCAATCAAATGTTGTCAATGTTGTACATTGGCGAGTTAATGGAACTGATGGAACTCATAATGCAACTATTTATGGATCACAAGAATTAAGCTACAACCCTTCAAATCCATTTATTGAATATGCAAGCCTTACAATGCCAACCATTATTGGATGGATACAATCTTCAATGGGTTCTGATCGCATAAATGAAATTCAACAAAATATCGACAATCAGATAAATAATTTAGCAAATCCAACTGTAATTAATATTGGATTGCCTTGGATTACTGCATAAATTAAGGAAAATTATGACAATTTCATATTTACAATTTTTTTCTCCAGTAGTTTTAACTACTGCAGATCAAACTATTTATACAGTACCAACTAATCCAACCTCAAATTTGTTAAGAGGTGGACGAGTACGTTTTGCAAACTCTAGCTCTTCTGCGGTTCAAGTAACTGCTTATGCAGTGCCAGCAAATTCATCTCCATCATCTCCTGGAAATGTGTTTGCTCCAAATATTAGTGTACCTATTAATGGATTTATTGATGTTGATGTGCCTTTGCTTGGCCCTGGAGATAGTATTCAAGCATTAGCTGGATCAGCTTCAGCAATCACTATGAGTGCAATAAATGGCGCACTTTTTAGCTAATTTTGTCACTTCGGTCATGCGTGATGATCGAGTGTGGAATGCGGTACGAATTGATGGAATATCCAAGAAACAAATTGGATATAGAGAAAATGAGATTTATTTTGCCAATGAATATGGATTTGTTATGTTTAGAGATTTAACCCCAACAACCAAAGAAGTGCATATTGCCATGTTAAAAGGGGCAAAAAATGTCGATTCTTTCGTTCAAGAATGCCTTGAAAAGATGAGAAAAAGAGGCGCAATTAAATTTGTAGGAACTATTGGTGAATGGAACAAACCTGCTTTAAAATTGGCAAAAAGATGCGGTTTTTGCGAAGAAGGCAGGATTTCTAATGCATTTTTGCGTGATGGCCAATATCATGCAATGGTAATGATGGGGAGCAAATAATGAGTTTTGTTACAAATGCAATCGGAGATATTTTAGGCACAAACCAGCAAGCGAGTGCTGCTCAATCGGCAGCCAGTACGCAAGCAAATGCTCAACTTCAAGCTCAACAACTTCTTCAGCAAAATCTTGCGCCATATTCGTCAATTGGTACTGCAGTTTTACCTCAATTATTAAGCTCTTTGGGTTATAACGGTACTTATGGTGCAAATGGCAATTTAACCGGTATTTCAGGTCAAGGATTTCAATTCAATCCAAATAATTTGGCTTCTACCCCTGGCTATCAATTTACCCTTCAGCAAGGGCTTAAAGGTATAAATAATCAGGCTTCAGCAACTGGTTTAAATCAATCAGGCGCACAACAAAAAGGCATCGCAAACTACACAACTGGTTTGGCTCAAAATACCTATAATCAGCAATATGCTAATGCTTTAAGCACTTATATGACTAATGCTGGTCAATTAGGAAGCCTGCTTAATCTTGGTCAAAATGCTGCTGCTGGTGTTGGTCAAGGGGCTTATAACTCCACGACTGCTGCTGGAAACGCTATTGCTCAAGGTCAAATTGCTGCTGGTCAATCAGGCACAAATGCTATTCAAGGCGCTTTAGGTCTTGGCCTTGGTGGTGCAGGCATTTATTCATTATTG